CATCAACGAAATGGGCGTGCGTTGCGAAAAGCACCACCACGAAGTTGCTCCGTCGCAGCACGAACTGGGTATCGCATTCGGCACCCTGATCGAACATGCTGACGCCGTTCAGGTTTACAAATACTGCATCCACATGGTTGCACACCAGTATGGCAAAACCGCAACCTTCATGCCGAAACCGATCTTCGGTGACAACGGCTCGGGCATGCACACCCACCAGTCGATCTGGCACGAAGGCAAGCCGCTGTTTGCTGGCAATGGCTATGCTGACCTTTCTGAAACCGCTCTGTACTACATCGGCGGTATCATCAAGCACGCCAAAGCTCTGAACGCCTTCACCAACCCGACGACCAACTCCTACAAGCGTCTGGTCCCGGGCTTCGAAGCACCGGTTCTGCTGGCATACTCTGCACGTAACCGTTCTGCTTCCTGCCGTATCCCGTACACCGCGTCTCCGAAAGGCAAACGCGTTGAGATCCGCTTCCCGGATGCCCTTGCCAACCCGTATCTCGCATTCTCTGCAATGCTCATGGCTGGCCTTGACGGTATCGAGAACAAGATCCACCCGGGCGAAGCAATGGACAAAAACCTCTATGACCTTCCGCCGGAAGAGCTCAAAGAAGTCCCGACCGTTTGCCGTTCGCTGCACGAAGCTCTCGACAGCCTCGACGCAGACCGCGAATTCCTGAAAAAAGGCGATGTGATGACCGACGACCTGATCGACGCATACATCGCACTGAAGATGGAAGAAGTCGTTCGTTTCGAACAGGCTCCGCACCCGGTCGAATTCGACATGTACTACAGCGGCTAACGCTAAAACGTTGTTTCTCAACAATTATTTGAGATAGACGTTAGACTTTTAAGGCCCCTTTCGCCCAAATACCGTCAAGGAAACTCAACGAGTCCCAAAACGGTGTCTAACGCGGAAGGGGTCTTTTTATGCCTATCTACGTGAACCGGAAAACACGGATTTGATACCCGTCATCACCTTGTTGATCGCACCAGAAACAACTTGCTTGGGCCCGCCTGCCTTGCCTGCCTCACGCAGGGTCATGTAGGTGATCACGATATAGGCACTGTATTCCACGATCTGGGAATACATCTGGACATAAACACTGCCACCATCACCAAAGAACTTGCCAGCGACCAGTTCGAATTGTACCGGCGCGGTCGCTTCGCCGAAGACAGCCCAGATACCGGCAATGAATGTGTTGATCACGGCAAGGGCGATATCAACAGCAAAGACTGACATCACAGGCCAGACCATGGCACGGGTCAACTGGCGCACCACCCAAGGCCGCGTTGTCATCCGCATGATAGCGACCTCTGTAGCGGCTTCCGGCGTCAGAACGGAAAGCGTTTCAGCATCGACACGGCCGCCTTGAATTTCGAGACGTTCGTTCTGGGCGCGATACATCTCGATTTCTTTTGTCATCCGCTCGGCAAAGGCCTGCTGCTGTTCAGTAGGCAGGCTTTCAACCGCGGCCTGAAGTGCTTCCGGGGTGTCAGGGGCGGCATTGCCGGTGACTTCGTTATAGACCTGCTTCCCGGCGTCAAACAGCTCTGTGGCGCCAGAGATAGCCGTAAAGATACCGGGAAGCATGGCAAGCAATGGGAATGCCATATCAATAACTCCACAGAGCGGGAGACGGGAAGCCGTGCTGCTCGGCCATGTCGAGATGAAGGAAGCGACCGCTGCCTTTCTGCGACACCCCGATACGGCGGATACCGTGTTTGTAGGCAAGGAAAATAATGCGCATGGCATCGCCACCGCTGACCGCGATATCAGCGGCACAGCCATAGGTGTGCGCGCCGGGGTTAGATTTGCCGCGCTCGGCTGAATGAGACGGATCGCGATAACCGGAACTGATCATCATCGGCTTGCCGTACTCAGTGCGGATCGCTTGCAGGACATCAACGAACCGCTTGCGCATCTCGTTGTTCCCGGTTTCCTTGCAGTCAAACTCGACCTTGGTGAAATTCGGATAATCTGCCCAGTTAATCATGGCCTGTCTGCCTTTCTGTCCAGTTTGTCTTCGATGCGCTGCAAATAGCGCTCGATCTTGGCAAGGGTTGCCTCAGTCCTTCCGCTTTCCCGATCAATCCGCAGCGACATGTTGTGCTGTGTGACTTCCATCACGTTGATGCGACTCTCGATCTGCATCACGTAAATCGTGACCGACACAATCAGCACCGCCGTGGTAAGCAGATGTCCGATGTTCAGCGTTTTTTCGAAATGAAACTTGTTACTGCTTTGCTCCGCCATCTGCTCCCCCTTGGGCTGCGCATGAAAAAGGCCGCTCTAAGCGGCCGGTCCTTTGAGTTTGTCTTCAAGATCTTGCCAAGCCTCGCCAGAGGCGACGAGGCAGGTCGGTCCCGACGGGTATGTGAACAGGATCGTCCAGGTCTTCCCGTCCGGGGCCTTAAGAACCTCGATCACCCCGCCGTTTGATGTGACACCGACCGCAACAGGTTCCTCGCTGTATTTCGCGCGGAGACTGTCGATCACCTTTGACCGATCCCCGCAGACCGGTGACGCCTCGGCCTCTGATGTGAGGGGCCAAGGCAATAAAAAAAGGACCGCGGCATACGCGATCCTGAGATACTTCATCATCTCTGTGGTTCCTTCTACTTGATACCTGCTTTGTTCAAGGCCTTGACGACCTGTTCGGCCAGTTCGTTACGCTGTTCGGACAGCTGATCGATCTGGATGCGCTTCTGTTCTGCGGTCAGTGAACGGCTTTCCTCAACCGATCTGATCTTCTTGTTGACCCCGGACATCTGTTTGGCCTTGTGGCGCATCCAGCCAGCCATAGCGATCTTTTTATTGCCGCCATCTTTGGTAATGTCCTTTGCATCCTCGATCTGGCCTTGCGATCTGTACTGCTTATAGGTCTTGGCAACCGCTTCGATCTCACGCTTCAGATCATAGAACTCGGAAACAAACCGTGTTGAGCGAAGCGGCTGTTGCCGGATGAAGCTGCCGAACTCAGGCATCTGATCGGCGCGCAATTCAGGTTCGACCGGGTTGCCGACAATCGGGTCAAGAACCTCGTCAGCGATACCCATGACATAGACACCATAACTGCCAAAGAACGCCCTGACAGCAGCATCAATACGCTTCGGAGATTTGGCATCCCCCATGAAATCGGGAAGTGCATCACCGATTTGCTTTGCCAGTTCAGATGTTCTGGCATCGTATTGTGCTTCAGGTGCGAGATCCTGCATCCGTTCAGGAACAATCGGCGATCCCGTAAAGGTGACCTCATTGGCCCATTGCTCTGCCAGCGGTTTGACGAACTGCGGCAGATCCACCGCAAAGGTATCACGCATCATCGACCACATCCGTTCGCCGTATCTGGCGATATCGTCTTTGCCTTGCGCAAGTCGGGTCGCGCGTTCCGGAATTGTCGAGAACAGCGCACCGACCTCGAACGGTTTTGGCAGCCGGATATGGAATTCCTCAAACGGGATTCCTGCGGATTTCAAAGCGTCTTCCGGGAAGATGCGATCAAGGAAGATGTGATAATAGGCATCCTTCTCCCATTCCGGCAGTTCGTCGTATCTGTCATCATCTGCATTGAGGCTATAGAGCAACATGGTTGCAGCCGTGATCAGACCACCGCGGAGCATGAAGGCCTTCGGCTTTTCCTTCACACCGCGCCCCAGACGATACAGCCCCTGCATCCTTGCATTCAGGAACGGGATCGTACCGATCAGGAAGCGAATAACGGCACTATCACCGCGCATGCTGAAGTCCATGATATCAAGCGCCTGAAACGCTGCTTCGGCAACATCGCCTGTATCTTTGAGAACACTGTCATAGATCGCGATGCGGTTGGCGTTCTCAGTGGCCTGACCAACACGCTTCCACCATTCCCAAGCCATTTTGGGGCTATCAATGACTGTCGCCTTGCCTTTGGTCTTGGACAGCATCTTGGCGACATCCCGGCTCTGGGTGCGGAAGAAACCACCGCTGCCCCCACCGGCCGCCATGATGTTTACCAATGCGGTGTCCTCACGATAGGAACGGATCGCACCTTTGAAACCATCGATACCGGGGCGGAAGTTCTCGCCACTGACAACCCAGCCGTGCAGACTGTCACGGATGAAGTTGCGGAGCATGAAGCCCGGTGTTGCGGTGACACCCGTGGTCAGCCAGCGCTTCGGATAACCAAGGATGCTGACAAGCCAGTGAACACGCTCTGATCCAAGACTGGTCATGGCGGACAGAAGCAACGGATCATTGACCCGGAAATACTGCGGCTTGCCACCAACCATCACGGATACAACATCAGGATCTTTTGGCGGACGCAGGGTGAACAGTTTCAGCCACTGATCGTGCTGCTGCTTGCTCATGCCCTGGACTTGGACACCGATGTTTTCCAGTGCCTGTGCGGCCTCTTCAGGGGTGACATGAACCGGCACTGCATCATGGGGCACCTTCATGATGACGCTGCCATCATCAAGGCCAGCGGTCTTCAGGGTGCGCAGAACACGCTTGGCCGCTACGTTCTTCATCGACGCATCGACCAACTGGGTCATGTTGCGGACCATGTTATCGATCAGGTCATTGACTTCGGCTTCACCGCCCTTGAGGCGACTGATCCCGCTGCGCTGATTTGCCAGCCCTTTCTTACCAAACGGCCCGGTCGGCTTGTCATCAATGGCGCGATAGAATGGGACATAGTCATCACTCTCGAACAGGGCGCGCGCATCGGGATCAAGCAATCCGGTCTGTTCTGCCATATCAAGCATGGCCTTGTTGAACGCGGTCCAGCGCTTCATCACATCACGGAACTCGGGATACTGTTTATCCAGATCCTTGAGCAGCGCGATATCGGCGGCGGTCATGTTGTTTTCGCGGCCCTCTTTGGCAAGGCGTGATGCGCGCTGCGCAACGGCCCAGCCCTTCCATGCCTTGAGCAAGCCACGATCCGCCAGATCCGCAAAGATCGCCTCGAACCCGCCATCGAACCCTTTGCGGACCTGAAACGCACCGTTCTTGTATTCCAGCGGACCATGACGCAGAACCGCCGCCATCGTGCTTTGCAGATTGGTGGTCATCCTTGCCATCTTATAGGCCGACATCGAAGCCCGTTTCAGTTCGCCATAAGTCGCCTTTTCATAGCGCTTGATGCTATCGAACTGATCAAAGATGTGTTGGATGGAACCGTGCTTGATGTAATCAACCGCATCGGCAACCGTTTCACGGATCTGTACACCCATCGGCTGTTCGTCTTCGATGTTTGCCATTGTGCGCTTGATCGCAGCGTCTTGGGCATCACTGAGCGGTGACGCCTTCTGTTTTGGCTTGGCCGCGGATGATCCTGATTTCTTGCGCAGCCCCGACATCGCGAAGTATTCGGCGCGCTGCTGCTTCATTTTTTCGATGTCATTTGAGGCGCGTTTTCCGACCTCGCCTTCATCGATCGATCTGAAAACATCCTCGGCAGAGGTATAGCCCTGCCCGCGCACAACAGATGCGATACGATCAAAGAACTGTTTGATCTTGCGGAAGATCCGGGCAATCCCGCCCTTGGCGTCAGAACCGCCTTCCATCCAGTCGGCGAAGGCCTCGGCAACGGCTTCCTCGTCCAGTGCGGTTTCGATGTCATTGATCCCGGCATACTGATCCCGGTAATCCTCAACACGGTACTGCTTGCGCCAGGTCGATTTGGCCTTGCGCTGAAGGATCGACCATTCAGCCTCTGTGATCCGACCTGTTGCGCGGAGATGGTGAACAACTTCGTGACGGCCGGCATGCGTCGGATCAGAGGCATCCATCGCTGTCCAGATCAGATCATCAACCGGGATATAACCGCCCTCTGCCTTTTCCCCACCAATCAAGGTTTTACCGTTGGCGCGGGTCTCGACATTAACCGATGGCGCCAGACGTTTGATCTCTGCGACAACGGCTTCTTCGAGTTGGGTGCGTTTCGGAGATGCCTGATCGGTCGCCATCCGAAAGCGTTCATCAGCACTTTCAGATGCTTGATTCTGCTTCTTCGGCTCAGCTTCCTGATATGCCAGTGGCTTTTTGGTATCACCGTCTTTGATCCATGTCTTGAAATCGGCCATCGACATCGGCGTCACCGCGCCCATTCGCAGGATGCCACGACCATCATTGAAGGCCCTGCGGTAATCAGCCTGCGCCTGACCTGATGACGGATAGCCGATCATGACCTTGTGTTCGTCAAACTTGCCGGTCTTATGATCGATCTGATCGATGACATAGACCTGATCGCTTTCCGGTTGTGGACCAACATAGACATCGACGTGATCACCATCGGCACCAGACGTGCGTTTGATGTAACCGTAATGCGCAGGCATTTCGACAGACCAGCCATTGCCGTCGGCATCAATGCCAGAACGCGTTGAGCCACGCGGGTTCTCAATCGCGATATCAAGACCGCCGACCTTGACGTGACCCTTGCGATAGTTTCCGGCTTCGGCCTGTGCTTCTGATGCCGGGGCCTGTGCCTGCTGTGCGGCTTGTTCGATCTCGGCCGCCAAGCGGTTTTGCTGGATATCATCAGCAACGGTCGACTGCGGCTGTTGTGTGCCAAGATCAAGGCTCAGTTGTTCCGGAACAGGGATCTGATCAGGACCGAGATTGATTTTGGTGCCGTCGCGGGTTTCAACAACGGCACCTTCATCAGCAAAGCCGACGACACGGACATCTTCGGCTGTGCGCTTACCCGGCACTTTGACACGGACAACCGAACCGACATCGGCCTCGGCTCTCGCCTGTTTTGCCTTATCAACAAGCTCGGCCCTGATTTCATCGGCACTGCGGCCATCTGTCATCATGTCGTCAAGTGATGGTCCCTGACGGCGCGGCACCTCAAACGCACCGAGTTCCTTGCCAACGGCATCTGCGGTTTCCGGATTATACCAACCTATCTGACGGCCGGACTTGTCGACCATGGCGACATAATTATCACCCGGGGCTGGCGGAATGAGTTCGTCGCCAGCAACAAACCCTTCGCCATAGAGGCGACCGAACTGATCGGGGCTTGGCAGTGCGAGATCACCTTCAGGCGTTGCGGTCAGATCGTCATCACCTGACATGGTGAAGTCATCGCCATAGACCGTATCAGGCACAGGCAAGGCAGTTGCTTGCGCTTCTGGTGCCGGAAGCTGAAGCGTCTCCGTATTTTCAGGGGTGACTTCTTCCGGAATATCCGGGCCCGGTTCATTGCCCTGATTGCGGACATTGCGAACCGTACCAACCGCTGTTTCAACAGCACCTGGCCCGACTTCGCCCGCGGCCTCTGCCAGAAGTTCCTTGCCACTGATTTCGTCACCAGCCGCAATTGAACCCACCGCTTCACCGGCTGCCCCCAAAGCTGGCTGCATCACAAGATCTTCGACAGCACCGCGCCCGATACGCGACAGGGTTGTTGTTGCCCCAGCTGCATATTTACCGGCCAAGCCACCTGAAATCGCATCGATCAGGCCAACAGCCAGACCACGGCGCGCAGCATGCTGCCGGAATGCTGCCATTTGATCCGGATCGGACAGGCCCTGCTTGATGCTGTCTGGACTGCTGAAATCAACCCCGGCTTCGCGCAAGGAATTGATAATATCAGCACCGTTTTCACTGATGTATGAGCCAGCACCGGCACCAAGCGCAGGATGGATCGCCATCAGGGGAAGATATGGCGACTGCTGCCCAAGGCTTTCGGTTGCCAATGATGAAATCACCTCAACAGGCGCATCGGCCAATGCATCCCATGCCGCCCCGAAATCATCGGCTTCGCCAAAACGCTGTGCCTCTGCTGACTGGGGCAACTGCTTGATCTTCTGTTCGGCACTGACCAGATCTGTGACATCTTCATCCATGGCACCGCGCAAGGTCTGGCGGATCTGTGCGCGTTCTTCCGGTCCTGCGTTGCGGTATTGTTTTGCGCGCGGATCTTCTGACAGACGTTCCCAGCGTTCGACCGGTTCATTGTAGGTTCCGGCATCGATCTGATCGAGATATCCAGCAGTCGTGCTGCGGCGATCCAGATCCTGGATGTCGATACCCTGCATTGCGCGATTGAAACCGCGCTGCGCATCATCGATACGGCGATCAATAAAGCCTCGGTCGGATGCATCAGCAACATCAGCATCAGGGGCAGATGCATCAACAGGGGTGCCATATGCAGACAGATCAAGCGCCTGCGAACCGGAAACCTGCTGTGCATTGTCTGATACTTTGGTGCCAAAGGACGAAAGATCCAGAGACTGATTGCTGGCCTGATTGTTCATCATCGCTCCAAAAGAAAAGGCCGCTCCTTTCGGAACGGCCGTCATGTGTATTTTTGTTACCGGTTGGTAGGTGGCTGAAATCAACCGCCTGCCAGTTTGATCTGCTCGTCTATTTTCTGTTTCGTATCATAGGCGTGATGCAAAAGCTGCCCACGTAAGTATTTGATCGTCTCAGGGTCCGTGTTCTTGTAGCCAAGGGCCTCGTATAAGGCGTTCACACATCCCCAGACCTGCTCAAACGGGTCTTCGATCTGGACCAAGGCATCCATCACAACCAACTTTTCACGGGCTGCGGCATCGTCAAGATTAAGGTCAAGTGCGGCGGTCATGCCGGTGCTCCTTTCCCATCGCTGTCGCCTTTGCCAATAACGGAAAGCTGGTGATTACGGCCTTTCCGACGCGGACCGAACTGCATAACCGCCTGCCCGGTCTGACGTGCGTTGTGGTCCGCAACCAAGGCGCGGCCTTCGTCACGCATGTACTGAGCCGCAAAATCACGCGGGAACAGCCAGACGCCGCTATGCGGCGACCTTAGCATTTGCACTCCATATATCGCGGCTCTGGTACGCATTCTGGCACCGATACGACGGTTAAGACCTGAGCGCCCCTTCTGAATTGCATCATGCTCTTCTAGAAGTTCGCGAACGCTGACATATGCCAGGGCGGCAACGCGTTGATCACGTGTTATCTGCGAAGCAACTTCCTGTTGAACAATTTCATGCAGGGCCTTCATGTCCACATGAACGCTGGCCGATGATTGCAACTGTGTCCGCTGGTTGCGGAGCGCGATGTAGGTCGTGATGATCTGATGCAAAGCATCTGAGGCAAAAGCCGTATCAGATTTCGAACAGATACAAAGCGCCTGCCCTTCGTTGAGCCAATACTCAGTTGCCGGTCGGCCACCCTTTGCAGAGGTTTGCTCCACCGTGGAGCAAACTGATCCATACAGTTCAAGCTCCTTTTTGTGTCGGGCAATCAGCTTTCGAATGTTGCGATAACGATCAAAGCCAAGAATCTCCGCCAACCGAAGATCATGCACACGCGGTTCATGGTTAACCTCTGTATTCAGGTCTGACACCGAGAGGCGCAGGGGATGGTTTTTCATGATGTCGTTCATATCAACCTCCCTCAATGCTCGGTGTGCAGAACAGGCACTTCCTGCTCGAATTCATCGACAAGACGGTCAATTTCGTCTTCATCAATGAAACCTTCCAAGCCAGAAACGCGAACCCAAGGTTCTCCGACCTCGTTGCGCATTTCAACGACGTTGACGCCGAGGCCGCGCATGGCTTCCTTGGCATCTTCAAACATTTTCTGCTTCAACTCTTTCGGTATGATGTCCCAGTACTTATCAACTGCCTCGTTGGTTTGGCATTCCCAAATTTCTTTGAGAATTTCCCCTGCCCGATCAAGCGACATCGCGGCCAATTCATAGGAAACCGGGCGATCCTCAAAAAGGTCCGCCGTTTGTTTTTTCATCGACGTTATGATTTGATCAATGATACGGAACCATCCTGGTATTTTCTCCAAGACTTCCCTGCAAACGTCTCTGGCAAGCTCTTCGATGCAGGCCTTGCCTTCTGTGGTGGACATATCCACTACATATCTGGTACTATTCGTCATTACATTCATCCTGTTAGCGTGGGTTGATTGGAATTCAAACCCTCGGTGTTGCTGCACCGGGGGTTTACTTTTGCGCGGATTGCTCTGCTTTGAGGCCCCGCTCGACAAGCTGACGCACGGCATCAGCTCGGGACGGAATATCTTTCTGCGTACGACGCCAGTCGTCGATCTTTGCTGAAAAGACCTGATCAGCTCGTATCGTGATGTTTTTCATTTGCTCGGGCTTCACTGAAACTCTCCTAGTGATTTCATTTACGCGATGTGTTAAAGAGCTGCATTAATTCATGCTGTGATTGAACGGTAGTTCAAGTGCAGATTTAACGCAACATGTTTTTTTAATGTAAACGCAAATGCAGTCAAAAATTAAAGAAATGCGCAAACGCTGCGGCCTTAAGTTGTCCGATATTGCGGAAGCAATTGGGACTACTCCCCAGACCGTTCATCGATTAGAAAATGAACAAATATCACTTTCAACCGATTGGGTTGAGAAGATTGCTGCAGTACTCGGAGTGGAACCATCCTACTTAGTAGGCTGGGACACCCCAACTGACACCCCTCAAGACGAGAGAGACCTACTCGACACGTATCGCGCCCTTCCCCCTATCATGCAGTACTCCACTCTGGCTTTAATGGCCGCCATCGTTGCAGACCACCCGGGAGCAAGCGTAAGCACCCAAAAACACTTCAAGACCATCAGAGATCGTTATTCCGGCCTAGCCGGTCACAAAGAAGACAAAGAAAAAGGCGGCTTGTGAGCCGCCTTTGTTTCACGCAATCGATACGTTAATCTCGTGGAATAAATCTCCTATTCCCCGACTTTCTATCTAACAAACCGATCTTTTTGTAGAAGTCCTGATTTAACAGCACCACAGAGGAGTATACGCCATCCTTTGTGGGTTCGTCGCTGACAACTACAGCCAGTTCGCGATGATCAATGATGCCCATCCATACCGCATCATCCGCATGAACAGGTGACATCTGGGCCCCAAGGTTTGCCAGTATTAATACTTTCGTTTCCTCTTGCGCAGGGAAGCTGACGCCACAACCATACCCACCCCCATAAATGCTGAGCGAACCGTAGCGCCCGTGATCATCACCAAGATCATATTTGGTGTAATCTTCGACGCGCCCGGCAAGCATAAACTTCTCGGTTCGCGGGGCACCAACGATCCAATGATTGGCTTCTTCTTCCATCTTATGGATATTTCCCATATTGGGCACGCAAACAGAAGTCATCACAGCAGACAGATTATGAGCATTAAAGGCGTCGAACTTACTATCCGTGGTTTGACATCCAGCTATCAACAAAACGACAAAAGCCAACGCAGCCTTGTGCATTTTCTATCCTCCCTCAAAGCCTGCCTTGACCTTGGGATACCACTCTTTACCAAGTCGCTTCAGCGTATCCATGTCTGCAACACTGGGCTCTGACAGGTGCGACACCCGAAGGAAATATCCGCGATCAGCGAAGTTGTAGGACACCGCGTTGGCATCAAACCCAAGTCGAATATTGTTCTGTTTAGCATACTGACTGGCTTGTTTCAGGTAAGCCGGAAGATCGCCCGAAAGATCAGTATTGATGATCTGAAGACCCCAGCAGTCCTGAATACCGCCTTTCGCGTTCGTTCTGCGCTCAAGGAAGTACATATCATCGCGCTCACACATGGTTGAGCGCCCCCAGCCATAGCGCGGCACCGCAATAGATGACGTGATCTCAATAAGGCTTACGCCTTCATCATCGGACTGGCTGATAAGAACGACTTCTTCGAACGGGTTTTCATATCCAAGCCGATTAAAACCAGAACCGGCAACAACCCATTTGCCTGCCGGCAACGGGACAACAACACGTCCATTTGCCGTCGGGTATTCATCATAGAACACCGTGCCCTGTTGCGGGATCGTGTCGATTTTTCCCTGTGTGGTCTGGCAAGCAGATACGATCAAAGCTGCCGCAATAACAAGAAATCGTTTCATCATGTCACCTTCCTCCATTGCGCGATTTTGAACGCTGGCTTCTCAATTGTCCATTCCAATCGGGCACCTGTTTTGGATAGCCCGTAAACCTTGGATTGTGGTATGGTCTTCGCCTTGTCCGGAAAGGAATTATGATGTTGCGCCTTGCTGTTCTCATATCTTGGCTGACGATTGCCTGCTTCCCGGCGCGCGCCGAGTTTACGGAAGTATCACCTTTGATGCCGCAAGGTGCCACGACCGTTCAGGTTCCCAGCGCTGAGGCGATGCTGAAATTCTGCAGTGATGCCAAACCCGGATATCAAGAAGTCTGTGACGGTTATCTTCGTGGTATCGCAGAATTTCAGGAATTCATCTGGATGGGCAAACAATCACCGATCTTTTGCTTGCCTGGGCGATGGACCGAAACCACGATGCGTCCGGTGGTGATCAACTTCATTTCCAAGAACTATGAAAACTGGGAAGGCCGACCGGCACTTGGTGCCGTTATGGCCGCACTGGTCGAAGCCTTCCCCTGCCCCTGATCAGTTTTTCCGGTATGTGCCCCCATCAGACGGGTTGATGTAATAGGCACCTGATGGCAGGGCCGCGAAATCATCCATGTTATTGATCTGCATCGGATCGTTCTGCGATGTTCCGCTGCCGCGCCTCGGAGCATCAGGACCGCCTTCTTGCAGGGTGGTGTTCCCCTGATCCTTCATCATGTCATCGGTCATCTGCTTCAGAAGGGCTTGCTTCTCTTCGACCGACATATTCACTTCGTCGGCTCCGTACTTCAACATATCTGCCGCGATCTTGTAATAGGTTGCCCGAACCGTCGGATCAGTCCCAAGTGTGATATCACCATTGGCAAAGGCCAGCGCATCCGCATCAGATGCGTTTGGAAATGCCTTTTTGTAGGCATCGAATTTGACCTGGAACAGAAGATCCTTGCCGGTTTTCCCACCTGTACCTTTTACCGGCACAGTTTTGCCGGTCGGATCTTGCATGGTGATCGGCGCGACAACACCGCTATTCTCGTTGATCCGCACCATCGCACCATCGGCAAGTTGCTTGATCGTCCAGTTCGGTTTGTCCGCAGGTGGGCCGACACGGCTTGCGGCCTGAGTGGCAAAATCCTGCGGGCTGCCACCCGGGTTTTTCGTTGCCGCATCCATATAGGCCATCAGGAAATGACCGGCTTGTTTCGGATTGCTTTTGTAAAGCTCTGATGCCAGCGCGGCATTGCCCATATTGATCCGGAACCTGCTATCTGTCCGCATCCGCGCCAGATCACTCGCCGGGATTTTCAGATTTGCCGTTGCGTTGAAATGCTCGAACAATTCGAAATCACCATTGCGCAGAGCGGTCACCGCATTACGTTCGACATCATCCTCGCGTTTCCGCTGGTAATTATCGATCCCGGCAAGGATCTTGCCACCGCCATGCACATTGGCGAAATAGTCTGCCGGATTGACAGGGCCAGAACGCGCCGCCGTGGCCGCCAGCGTCTGTGCAGCCGGTTTTGGCTGCCCAGCATCAGGATTGAAACCAGCGGTGCGAAATTCAGGATTTGTTACGGTCGGCGCCTCAGAACGTGACGGCCCGGATTGAGTTGCAGCAGCAGCGAGGGTTTGGGCCGGTGAAGCCCCGCCCCCCATCCTGTCCGCATAGTATTGACGTTCCGCAGCATCCAGCGCATCTGCCCGGGCACGATCTGTCTGATCGTTATCAAAGCGCGCATCTTCCATGCGTGCGACCTGAGCAAGACGCTCTGCCGCCGCAATTTCCTTTTTGCGGTTATCAAATCCTGATTGCGTGGCGAACTCGACCATATCAGATCACCTCTTCTTCTTTGCTGTCGGTAAAGTATCTGGACTTCCGGCCTTCCTTGACCAGTGACGCAATGGTTGAACCCACGTCAGCAAGCCCTGAACTGCCAAGTTCCTGATTGGCGATATCTGCACTGCCGCTTACTTCGGCGGCAGACGCCATGTTCCCGGTGCCATATCGTGCGGCGTCAACACCATAATCGGCAGCGGCACGATTGGATGATGTCGCGATGTTGGAAAGCTGGCCGGCAGCCTGATCAGACCGCGCCAGATTTGCATTGATGAAGTTGTTGCGCGCATCGCTATCAACTTCCTTCAGCGCAGCCGTCATTGCCCTGCCGCTTCCACGAAGACCGGATCTGGCCAGTGTATTAACCGTTTCGCGCCGCATATCCTCCAACGACTGACGCTGCCCCGGGGTCATGTCATAGGGATCACCTGCAGCAAGCCTTTTCAGGTAGGTGACACCGGGCTGACCATCAGCGGCCAGACGCTCAAAACGTTCCTGGGCTTCAAGGTTGGCGGCCTCGGTTGCGGCTGCGTTGCGGTTATAAGCATCCGTAATGTCACGCGCGGCACGCTCATTGGCCTTCTGCGTTTCGCGGTTGGAATAAAGACCAAGCGCGGTATCGGCCACCGAAGTTCCGATATTGATCAGGCCATTGGCCCAGGACGAGCCCCCGCTTGAACCGCCACCCGAATCGAAGGCGTCGGAAACAAATGATGTCACTGAATCAAAGAAACCCATGGTTTATCTCCCCGCGATCTGGGACAACATCGCAGCACTGTTCATCCCAGCCTGCCCTTGCTGCATCTGCGGCTGCGCCGGTGCAGGGCCAGCACCACCGTTGCCACTGATGAATGGCTCAAACATCACCCCGAGCGATGGCACCGCTGACATCAGGATCTGAACGGCCTCTGGATCGCTGTCGATCCATCTGTCGATGATGGCGACCTGCTGCGGCGGCAGCGCACGGATACCGCTGACAAGTTCTTCTTCAAGAGATGCCATTACTTGATTTCCTTTCCGTCAAAGAGTTCGGCTGCCGCATCGCGATCACAGACAAAGCCGCCAACAACCCAGCAGAAGCCTTCAAGAACGACTTTTGCGACGGCCCCGAAGCGATCCGGTTTGGCACGATCCCCCATGATGTAGGCGATCTGATTGGCGCGGGCCTGCCCAAGCAGACGCCAGACTTCGGTCCAGAGGGATGATTTACGCATCAGGCGTACCGTCGGAATGGCCCATGCATGATAGCCACGGACATGACGCGCGCTGAGTGCTGAACTGGTATAGGCGAGATCGCGTTTCCAATCAGAACGACTGATCTTGCCCTGACGGTAAAGTTCGGTACAGATCACGCGGGATGAACCGCCACCGCCGCTGTTGCCTTCACTGCGGCTGCCTCCTGAAATAGATGGATCACTTCTGCTCGGACCTGAGCCAGCGCCGCCCGGTGTTTCAGCGCCAAAGCTGGGGCCACCAGTACTATTGTCATTTCCGCCGCCACTGCTACGGTTGCCACCAGATAGCGATGCATCGGAGCGATTTGGTCCGGAACCAGCACCTCCGGGGGTTGATGCACCGAACGACGGGCCGGAGTTGCCTCCGTTGCCTTCACTCGCAGGTGTGTACGACGACTTAGCCGCCTGACGGGCCAAGGCCTCTGCGGGCGTCATCGAAGTCCGCTTCTCGACATCGGGCCCCTCCCCGACAAGACCACCACCATAGGTGACCTCGCGCTGCTTGCCACCGATATCAACCGTTCCGACTTTGCCATCGGTATAATCACTGAACCCGGCACCGGCCTTCACAGTTTCCCAGCCACCAAGCTTTTCAAGGCCAAGCCTTTCGCGCTGCGCATTGGTCCAGTCCAGATTGTTCAGATTAATCCCGGCGTTTGCAGCCCCTGCGGCAAGCCCAACCGGCCCCGGCACCGCCAAAGACGCAACGCGGGTCAGTGTCTTGACGGTTGGATCAACATCAATGAACCGCGGATTATCCAGCGATGCCTGCCCGGTCAGTGGATCAGGATCGGTATTATCCCCACCGCCTTCACCACCATCTTCGGGAATAATGTCGGGATCTTCCGATGGAGGGGAATAGTCGTCAGAGGTTTGGACATCTGTTGGCTGAACGCCACGGGAATAGAAGCCAACCGCGGTAGAACTGTTGCCGCCACGGCGGATTGCGCCCGGCTTGGTGTAGACCTTTTCTTCATCTTCAGATGTTGCCATCTCATTCATCCTCGTCGTTGCGGCGAAGCTGCCAGTCAAAGGTGACGCTGTTCCCGGTGCCAGGTGCAACGGATACGCTTACGGTGAAATCTTCTGTGGTTTTCGCGATCCCGACCGGGACAAAGGCCTCAAATGCCGGGGTGCCGGTAAACGCCGCCGCCGTGATCACGATGTTGTAGGTGTCGTTGGGTTGTTCTTCATCGAACTCGACGGTTTCTGTCAGAGCGGTTCCGGTAATGGTGAACTGCCCAAACGTTCTGATGATGTCGCGGTTAGCGATCGATCGATTGTTTGCGGCTGTTGCCAGCGCCTTGGCATCGTTTGCGGTTTGCTGTGCTGTTGCCGGGGTGGCACTCGCAGGATCAATAACGTTCTGCAGCGCGTCTGCTGCGCCTGGACCGTTGGATGGGTCAAGCTGGGCAATAATGCGCTGGAAAGTTGAATAGAACTGAAGCAACCATTCGACCATCGCTCTCAAGTTCGGATCAATTTGCCCTTCGATGCGAGGCGGCCCCGGGATCGATACAAGGTTTGAGGTCTGGGCCTCTGTCGTCTCTGTGGTTTGATCTTCCTCTGCCATGGGCTCAGAACTCCACCGGCATCAGATCGGCATCAAAGCCCATGATGGTTACAGGACAATCACCAATGATCTCCCATTCGAACTGGGCATGCTCCCCGATCCCGAAACCACCAAAACAGATCCGCTCGGTCAGGTTGCCTTTGAGGCCAAGCCCGCGTTCCGACCAGTTTGACCAGACATAATTATCGATCTTGCAGCGCAGCCTGATCTTCGGTTCCGTGGTATAGCTACCAACCCCTTTGACCACTTTCATTCGTGTATCGGTGATCTCAAACGGCTGCTCCCCGAAATGCGCGGTGCGGCCTAGCATCCGCTGCGGCATCGAAGCGTTCATGAAGCTGTTGTTGGTCATCTCGTAGATGACGCCGTTGCCGCCACACAGCACCCGGTCATAGGCCTCGCACACCGACCGCACCGGATAGGCCGCAGGCATCGCCTGATCGCGATCCCAGCCATACAGCGTCGACCAGCGACGGCGCCTGATATCAAACAGGAAGGTCAGGCCCTTGCCGTCATAAGGGTTGGTCGCATCAGGGATCTGAAGGATGATGAAGCGCTGTCCGTCGATCTCGAACCTTTGAGCCCATGCGGACTGCCAGTCCTTGTCTGTGATCGCTGTCAGAACACGGGCGATATCCTCGGATACCGGTTCAGAGTTCTGAAGTGACAGCCTCACAAACTCCGATTTCGAATTGACGCAGAAAACGGCGCCATCCTCAAACACCATGCTGTATGGGGCGACGACACCTTCATCAACGGTCCAGCGCCGATAAAACGGGGTGCTGCCTTCGAGACGCGAATACTGCTCAACAGATGACGGACCAGCCACCAGCAATTCCCGATACGGGGTAACCATGATTGCGGTCACATGATCTGGCTTGCTGTCAGCGGCAAACACATCAAGCGGGTTCCAAGTCCTGGCATCACCGAAATCGGCATGGGCGAACCGGCCGCTATCCTTTTCGTTGGCAAGCAAGATGCTGTCGATATAGGCGACATGCGTTGCATCCGGGGCATCTTTGCTCAGGATCTGGGTTTTCTTGCCGTCACAGCGGATAATCTCACCGCCTGATGCAATGATCAGTTCGTCATTGGTCTGGGTGAATACCGGGCGATAGGCCCCGCGCAACGGCGCAACAGTCAGATCTTCGAAGTCGCCGTTGCGGTCGATGCGATAGCCCCGGCCGCCGCTGACCGCATAGGTATCGTTTGTTTCGGTATGCCGGTGCATATAGACCGGCTCCGACCCGGGAAGGTTCGCAAAAACACTGAGGCCGGGAAATCGCTTATGATTCCCGGCCCCGTTGATGTATGCGTTTTCGATGGCAGCGAAGGCGTTTCTCAGTTCGATTTCATCGACATTCTGGAAAAGCTTCGACCCGATATCAATTGGCGTCCAGGTCATGTGGTCACCACGTTCATGTGGGAAGTCCATTCAATGATCGTTGAAGCAGCGCCCGTCACCTGAAGCCGGATCTCACCGCCATTGGCATTCAGTGCCACGGCCCATGCGGCAACGTCTTCAACATCAGTGTGGAGGGATACTTGCGCCCCCTTGATTGTGACGTTCTGCTCAACGAGCGCACCATTGACGAGGGCTTCACCGCCTTCGGGATCGGAGATCGTTTCGTTGTTGACGAAGATGCCGCGGATATCGGTCAGTTCGATATATCCGGAACCGCCGCTATCGCTTTGCCCAACAATCCGTGCCGTTGCGCCAGAAGTTTCGCCAGTAACCATCTGCCCGACTGTAAAATCGGTGATCTGGTTATCGAAATTCAATTGCGCCGGATTACGCAGGAAGGCAGCCGACACATGGTAGACACCGATGTTTTTACCATTCTGCTGCTTTGCCAAAATCTTACCTTCGACATAGGCAACCTGACCCGGTTCAAGCGGGTAAGACCATGCTTCGGTGGCAACGGCATCGGAAGTGACCCCGGCAGAACCGCCTTCAGATGTTGTCGCCCGTGCGATCTTGACAGAATCACCGGTCAGTTCGACATCAGCATCCTCGACACAATCGCGCAGCGTGATCAGCCGTTCTGGTAGCGACATATCAAAGGTCACACCCTTGAGATCGAACCGATCAAAGATGATGTCACGGCATTCACCATCAAAGGCGCAGGTGCCTTCGGACATCAGGCCATCGATCAGGCGAATGGATCTGACCTTGTTATCGGTCTTGCTGTCGTCGTCATCATCTTCGACATTGATGTTGTTATCGGTGCCGCCTGTCCATTGGCAGTTCACAAACCGCAAGAACCGCGCACCGCTGACATGAACCGCATCACCGGCATTATCGACAAAGGTCAGGCTTTCGATGTGGCAGTGCTCAACCGTGGTATCGATATAGGCGAGATCAATACCAATCGTGGTGCAGTTCCGGATAACACCACCGCGCCAGATCAGTTGCGAAAGCGCGCTGCCTTCGCCATCCCCCGGGGCGTCGGTATCGCCATGAAGCTTTGCCCCAGTCGCACAGCCATCAAGCGAAACCTGATGGAAGTGTGAACGGGTCGCGCCGTGGAAATGCATCCCGGTTTCAAACCGTTTGATTTTGACATTATCAAGAACGGCATCACTCAGGGCCTTGCCATAAAGCGCGGTGCTGTCTGGGATAGACGTCAAACCATCGAGCGTCAGATCTTCTAGCCCCGCCGCATCACCGGTCAGCGTAATGGTGCGATCACCGACACTGGACTGCAGAACAGTGATGTCTTCGCCCTGCCCGACCAGACGAACAGATCCCGGGATTTCAAGCGTGTTGTATTTGATGGTTCCGGCCGGCAGGACAACTCGACCACCACCTTGCGCAGCGGATGCGCCAATTGCTGCTGTGATGGTTGTCGTATTGACAGCGGCATCATTACCAATGGTGCCATAGTTCGAAGCGAAAACAACGCGCTTCAGAATGTCAGACAAACTGACCGCAGGGTTTTCGCTATCTGTCTTGACCGTTGCCGCAGAAGCATCCTCACCGGCAAGCGTTGTCAGCGCCTGGCGCGTGATACCGGTTTGATTGACGTCATCAATCTTCAGGTAGTAACTGACAAATACATAGATCGGATAAGGGAACTTGCCGTTACCATCCGCATCCGAGATCAAAGTGATCGGGTTCGAAACGGCCAAGGTTCCGGCTTCGTCACGATAGATCGCGGCTTTCGCATCTGTTCCAGCATCGCGCACCTCAACGGTATCGCCTCCGGCCCCGGGGCGCCAGACGTCAAATTCTTCAATTCTCATTACGCGATCTCCCGGACCATTAGGCTAGATTTCAGGGCGCCGCCATCTACGCGAGAGCTGCCTCCATTCAGTCGAGCGGAGCCCGCGCTTGCGGCAAATCTGGCAGTGAAATTAATGGTACCTGTATCCGCCGCTACAACTAGTGTTCTGTTCGTAAGGGCTGAAATCGCTTGTGCTGTGCTTAGATAGTTTCTAGCTGACAAAATAGCGTCCGCTTCACCGTCTTGAAACACAGCGGCGGTAACCCATGACACACTGCTGCCTCCAATGTGGGCAATAACTGACACCTCCAATACTGCTCCTACACGGCTTGGAGTGAAGCTGAGTGATGCAAACTCAGCCCCTTCTGTTATTTGCGGAATGGTGTCATCAGGCGCAATCAACGAGGAAGTTACTGCTGTCGTGTTGTTTTCCGAAAATGCGTAATTACGCAATGCATCCAACTGCCGCTTTGTAGCAGGATGAAGATCTTCGGTAGCGTCTCCAGCTAACTCAATATCACCGGTTAGAGTTCCACCGGACAGAGACAGCTTTGTTGCGTCTTTGGCGTCGATCTCAGTTTTGTTGTAGGTGTTGGTGATATTGAGAAGCGCCCAAGAGATATCTGTAGTTTCAAGTGTACCACCTTCATCTGATGTGCATGTCCAAGAGGTATCAGCTTGGGTGCTACCTTCCTCTACAGATACGGTTGCAGATGGAATTTCTGACCACGCATCAAGATCAAAGCTGCGGGCCCATGCAGACGCGCTGACCTGATAGATACCGTTCTCGCTGGCGGTTGCTTGGTTCTTGACCAGGCAGCGATCACCAGCAACCAAAGCGATACCGTCAATTGTTTGTTCGCCTGAGAGGGTGATATCTGATGTTGTCGCGGCCTTGACACTGTTCTTCCATTTGATGCCCGCAGCAGCAGCTTGCGCCGTTGCAGCTGCGGTTTGAGCCTCGTCACGCGCGGTTTCGATTGCAGCGAAGCTGGCATATGCGGTCTCAATATTTTCGGCCGCTTCTTCAGCCCGGTCGGCAGCGGCTTCGATATTCTTGATAATCCCGGTGCTGTGCGATGGCTGCCCCTCGGAGACGACAACCGCGATAATCGGATCTTCATGATAGACCGGGTTCAGGAGCATGCCACGGCTGCCAAGGCGCTGTGGGTTTTCGGCCTGCGTGCTGCCGGTTGATGCCGCATACAGGGTTGCCAGCGTTTCGGTGCGCTCCCCGTCCTCAACCGTATAAAACGCGACCTCTGCATTGATGTATGCCGGATTGTATTGGGAAAACTCGCGGATATAAGAACGTGGCATCTGATTTACATCCAATGAGGGCTGGCGGTCGGTGCCCGGTTGCTGCGGTTGCGCTGCATCGCGGCTTCAATCGCTGCGAACTTGGAACCAGCGGTGCGAGAAAATTCAGCAATGGTCTGCGCCGGCAGACGTTTGATCGTTCCGTCACCGAGATAGCGGGCCAGTGAATAAATCGCCCAGATGTTCCACATCGGCGGAAGCTGGCTGTACTTGCCGTCTTCTGCTTCTGGACCATTCTCGACATAGCACTGGGCGCGCAGCCGGATCTTGTATTCGCTGGCAACGGTTTCGGTCGGGATGTGATCGATAAGAAGGGTGCGCAATCCGACTTGACTAACAAACAGATTGCAGGGTTCACCGTCGGTCTGCGCCTCACTGGTGACCTCGCGGTCCCAGTCTTCGCGGGTAAGCAGATCGATACCGCGCACGGTGCCAAGTGAGGTATGAACAAGCCATGCGTTCAGCGGAAAGATCACCCCAGCTGCAACAGCATCCGACAACGGGTATGAGGTCTGACCTTCGACCAGCGGGATATCAAGCGTTTCATCGCGCAGGAACGGCAAGCCGAAAACGCCCGCCTCGTCGAGAATCATCGCGAACCATTCCAAAGCTTTTTGCAAGTGTTCGGGACGGGCTTCACGATCATTGATGCTGTAGACACCGATCTTACGAAGCGCTTCCTCGGCGATTTGGCGGGCGGTTTTCAGCGGCATCGGATCATTCCCCCGCCGCGCCGTTTACGATGTCGTCGTCATCGACATTGCCGTCATCACCGTCATCATCGGGATCACGGTCTTCATCGTCTTCCAGTTCAAGATCGAGGTCTTCGTCCTCGGACTTGGATGCTGCACCATCGGCACCCATAATAGCCGCGATCATGTCGGCCTTCTTCATGCCTTCGGTATCGATACCTTCCATCTTGCAGCGATCTTCGACGGCAGTGCTGACCAGTTCGTCAAAGTTGGCGATGGTCTGACCTGGCAACAGACGGA